ACAATGGCTTATATTTAAGATTGTTAATTCAGGTTTGGCTATTCCTGATTTATTTAAAATAAAATGTTAGAGAAACTATTTCAACATCATAAACAACTAATCGAATACGCAAAGATATTTGATAAGTCTTATTGCGAAGATATAGTTTCAGAAGTTTATTTAAAATTACATCAGTATTCAAGCGAAGAAAAATGCTTTACAAATGGTAAACTAAACAAAGGTTATATTTTTATTGTTATTCGTTCTGTATATTTGTCGCAATTTTACAATAAGTTTGGTACAGAAGAATTAATAGACACGCCAATAGAAGATGATTTTGATGAGAATTACGAAATTGAATGGTATAAGTTCAGAACCAAATGCGAAGCGGAAGTTAACAGTTGGGATATGTACGATAAAAAGCTATTTACAATTTATAGAGATAATGATATATCTATGCGTAAATTAGCAAAAGAAACTGGCATAAGTTTTGTGAGTATATTTCATTCGCTAAAAGCACATAAGAAAAAATTAAGAGAGTTGTTTCAAGAAGATTATAATAATTTAAAATAAAAAATATATGGAAAGAGGAAGAAAAGCTAAAGGACTTGGCGACACAATTGAACAAATCACAACTGCAACAGGTATAAAAGCCGTTGTAGATAAAATTTCAGAAGTAACGGGAATTGACTGCGGATGCGAAGAACGTAAAGATGCACTTAACAAACTTTGGAGTTATAGACAGCCAAATTGTATTTCAGAAGATAACGTTACTTGGTTAACTGAATTTTTACCAAACAAACCTGAACAACTTACAATTAAAGCACAGGAACGTTTAAAGATTATTTACAAAGAAGTGTTTAGCATTGATTTTAAGACAACTTCTTGCGGTTCTTGTTGGCGTGATATGATAATAGAAATTGAACGTGTTTACGAGGTGCAGACAAATGAAAAATAATATTGATAAAGATAAGTTTAAAAAAAACTCTATTAAAGTATTAGAAGATTTTATAACTTATATTAAGTCAGGTAAATTAGATAACGAAGATTTAAGTACAACACAAGTTAACTTTACTGATTTAAATAATGATAGAATAGTGTTAAAATTAGAATATACTACTAAAGAAATGAGAGAAATTAGTTAACTAATTTATACTGATTATGGATAAGAGAAAAGAAAATAAAGGTACTATTGGAAATAAAGGCGGTAGACCATCAGTAAAGAATGAATTGAAAGGCGTTGATTTAGCAAGTCCGCATGTAGAAAATTCATTTGCAGTATTAGCTTCTATTATGATTAATAGCGATGAAAATTCACGTGATAGAATTGCAGCAGCTAAACTATTGATTGAATATGGTTGTGGCAAACCAAAAGAAACAATTGAAACAACACACAATTTAAACGATTTCAATATAAAAGATATATTTAAAATTGGAAATAAATCTGAATGAAAAATATAATCTATTAGGAAGTGATAGTAGATACTTTGTAATCACTGGAGGAAGGGGCTCAGGGAAATCATATTCTTTGAACTCCTTTCTACTTTTGCTTACTTATGAAGTAGGACACGTTATTTTGTTTACACGTTATACTTTAACTTCTGCTCACGTTTCTATTATTCCTGAATTTATAGATAAGATTGAAACAGCCGATTTAAGTCACGATTTTTATATTACCAAAGATGAAATTATAAATAAGATTACAGGTTCTAAAATCTTATTTAAAGGTATTAAAACAAGTTCAGGAACGCAAACCGCCAACTTAAAATCACTTGCAGGAGTAACCACTTGGGTATTAGATGAAGCCGAAGAGCTAACTGATGAAGATACTTTTGATAAAATAGACTTTTCAATACGTGCAAAAGGTATTCAGAATAGAGTAATTTTAGTTTTAAATCCTGCTACAAAAGAGCATTTTATTTATAAACGTTTCTTTGAATCTAAAGGCGTAAAAGAGGGAAGTAATATAATTAAAAAAGATACTACTTACATTCACACTACTTATTTAGATAACTACGAAAACCTTTCTGAATCTTTTATACTTCAAATAGAAGATATGAAAGCAAGAAGACCGCAAAAATATAATCACCAAATTTTGGGTGGTTGGTTAGAAAAAGCCGAAGGAGTTGTGTTTACAAATTGGAGTTTTGGAAAATTTAATCCGAATGATTTACCAACTTCATTCGGTTTAGACTTTGGTTTTAGCATTGACCCTGATACACTTATTGAAGTAGCAATAGACAAAGACCATAAAAAGATTTACGTTAAAGAGCATTTATATCAGAATGGTTTAAGAATGGAACAACTTGCGGTTATCTGTTCAAACGTAGCAACAAACAAACTTATTATAGCTGATTCCGCAGAAGATAGATTGATAGTTGATTTAAGGCACAAAGGTTTAAATATTGAACCGATTAAAAAAGGAACTATTGAAAGCGGTGTTACTATGATGTTGGACTTTGATATTATAGTAGATGAAAGCAGTAGCAATATAGCAAAGGAATTTAATAACTACGCTTATTTGAATAAAGGTAGTAAATTATACATTGATTCATTTAACCACGCTATTGATGCAATACGATACAATGTAACGTATCATTTAGATAATCCAAACAAAGGTAATTACTATGTCTACTAATCAACCTACATACGGACAAATGATTGCAGTAGTTGAAATATATCTACTTAAAAAAACAGGTAGAGAAATTAAAATTAATTTACCAAGAAATGTGGGCGAAATTAAAAAATTGATTCAAGCATACCAACAAGCAACAGGGCAATCTTAACGGATTGCTTTTACTTTATACAAAAAACCTAAAACATTGTTTTTAAATAAAAGAATATGAAAATAAATATTACGATACCTGAAACACTAAACGAAATTACTCTTTATCAATATCAAAGATTTGAGAAGTTAATTTCAAATAATGAACCGAGTGATTTTGTTAATCAAAAGACAATTGAAATATTTTGTAACATTGAATTAAAAGATGTTGCACGTATTAGAATAGCAGAAGTAAGCGAAATATTAACGCATATAAATAATTTATTAAAGCAAAAACCTAAACTAACAAACACGTTTAAATTAGGAGTTTACGAGTTTGGATTCATACCGAAGTTAGAAGATATTACTTCTGGTGAGTATATCGATTTAGAGGGTTATTTAAGTGATACGCAAACATTACATAAAGCTATGGCGGTGCTTTATAGACCGATTAAAAACAAAACAAAGTCTTTGTACACTATTGAAGAATACAACAAAGATTCGCAAGATATGGCAGAGGTTTTAAAGTATATGCCTTTAGATGTTGCACTTGGTTCGATGCTTTTTTTTTGGACTTTGCTCAACGATTGCGTGAACGGTTTAGCGGATTATATACAGAACGAAGCGGAACAATCGGAACAAGCGAAGAACATTTTGGAAAAAAATGGGGTTGGTATCAATCACTCTATGCAGCAGCTCAAGGAGATGTACTCAAATTTGATGCCGTTACAAGAATTCCCATCACACAATTAATGATGTGGTTAAGTTTTGAAAAGGAAAAAACAGAAATAGAAATAAAAAACATAAAAAGAAATGGTATATAGTTTAATAAATAAAATAAAAGAAGCGTTACTTGATGAACCTTTTGTTAATACAGTTACAGAGGGCGACATTTTCGAAGTAGATTTAGCTAAAAGGACATTATTTCCTTTGTCGCATATTATGATTAATTCAGCAACGCATCAGGGGAACGTAATACAATTTAATGTTACTATTCTTTTAATGGATTTACTTAATCAAAAAGATGATAGTAATAAAGTTGATGTTTGGAATACACAATTAGCTTTAGGAGTTCGAGTAATGGATAGGTTAAATCGTGGGGATTTAAGAAATGATTTTTGGGAGTTGACAGGTTCACCAAGTTTTGAACCATTTACAGAACGTTTTGAAAATGATTTAGCAGGTTGGGCGTTAACGTTTGATGTTGTAGTTCGTAATGATATGACTATTTGCGGTGCTAATACAGTTTCTGTTTATAGTCAAGTTGTTAATTTTGATACTCCTATGAATTCAATAGTTTATAGATGTGATGGTGATTTTTTAGTTGCATCTTATGGAAACAACGAAAACAATTTAACAGATTTAATTGCTATGTTTAATCAAGATCCACCTGTTGGAAATAACGCAACTTTTTTACAATATGGAGTATGTTACGATAATGGAGATGGAAAGGTAAGAATGGAAATGACTCAGGAAGCTTATAATAATTTAGCTTGTAGTGGAAGTTTAACTTTAGATGTTATTTACGATTAATGATTGACAATAAAAACACAAAAGAGTATTTAAACGCATTTGCTAAATATGTGATCCAACAAAGTAGGAGCAATTTAACAAAGCAAGGTAAAAATGTTGACAAAAAACTTTATAACTCTTTAGACAAAGAAATTGAAGTAGGTGCAAATAGTTTTAGAATGGCTTTTTTAATGGAAAATTACGGAACGTTTCAAGACAAAGGAGTTTCCGGAACGCAAAAGAAATACGATACACCATTTAGTTATAAAAGCAAAAGACCGCCTTTGAAACCTATACAAGATTGGGTTACAAAAAGAAGATTTCAATTTCGTAATAAAGAAAATGGTAAATTTATGAGTTATAAATCAACTGCTTTTTTAATTACAAAAGGTATTTTTAAGAATGGTATTAAACCGAGTTTATTTTTTACAAAACCATTTGAGAAAGCATTTGAACGTTTACCTGATGAATTAGTTGAGGTTTATGGTTTAGACGTAGAACAATTTTTACAATATACAATTAATAAAAAATGAAAAAAATATTTATAAGAAGTCCGTATTTTATAGAAGTTGATGAGGTCGGTCAAACTTCTGCAAAAATTGAAGTATTTTTATGGAACAAAGGAACAACTGAACCTACAACTCCAAACTATACTTTTACAAAAGCTATACCAAGTCCGACACAAACAAAGTTATCTTGGAATATTTCTAATTTAGCACAATCATTCATTAAGCCTATTGCACCAATTAACGTATCAGTACCTACGCAAGAAAACGTAAACACGTGGTGTTATATGCGTGTTATAAGCTATTCAGATGACGTTGAGGTGTTAGATGAGGTTTATGTTTGCTTAAATGGATATACTTATTATAGTGGTGGTTATAATCAATATACTACTGATGCGGTTGTACCTTTAGTTAATGAAGATATTAAAGTGTATAAAACAAACGCAAACACTTATATTAATGTTTTTTTTGATGAAGATTTAAATGATATTTTATGGTATAACGGAGTCGATACTGAATTTGATTTTAGTGTAATTGACTTCTCTTTATACAAATTACCTATTACAACAAATGGGGTTTGGAGATTAGAATACCTTACATCTTTATTTATTTTTAATGTACAAGAAATATGCGAGCCTAAATATACGCCTATTGTATGCACATTTATTAATCGTTTTGGTGGATGGCAGTATCTTACTTTCTTTAAAGCTAATCAGCAAGGTATAGATGTAACTTCAAAAGATTATAACCTATTACCAAGTTCAATAGATTACAATCCGTTACAAGGGCAAAAACAGCGTTTTAATTTCCAAGGTAAACAAAAGATAAAATGCAATACGGGTTGGGTTGATGAAAATTATAGTGAGTTAATTCAGGATTTACTTTTAAGTCAGGTAGTACTTTTAGACAATAAACCAGCAATAGTAAAAAGTCAAAGTGCAGATATTAAAACGCATTTAAAAGATAAAAATATTAACTACGAAATAGAGTTTGAATACAACTATGGACTAATTAATGATGTAATATAATGGTAGCTTTATATATTTACATAGATGGAATAGCAAAAAGAATCGAGTTATTTGAAGATGAAAAGATTTCAGTAACTTCATCTGTTCAGGACATTTCTGATGTTTCAAAAGCAAAGACTGATTTTACACAAAGTTTCACTATTCCAGCAAGTACAACTAATAACGAAATATTTAAACATTGGTACGAAAGTTCTATTGATGGTGGATTTGACCATAGGGTAAAATACAACGGATATATTGAAATAGATACAAGGACTTTTAGAGATGGTGCATTTGCGTTAAACGATGTGAAGTACAAAAACGGAATGTTAGACGCTTATAGTATTGTATTTTATGGCAAAGCTAAAAACATAAAAGATATTTTAAAAGAGGATAAACTTGCTAATTTAGATTTTAGTGCTTTAAATCACACCTATACAAGTGCGCAAGTAATTAGCAGAATTACAAGTCCGACATTAGGAGTAGCATATCCTTTATTTGCACACGATAGGATTTACAATTATAATACAGGTGGAAGTAATGACATTACAACTAATACGGGTTCTATAAAATGGAATAGTTTATTCCCAGCAATTCCTTTGTCGGAAATATTATCGAGAATATCAACGGAATATGATTTAAATTTTACGGGTGCATTTTTAGATTATCCACAATTTACAAAGTTATGGATGTTGTTTAAAAACGCTGAAAGTTTTAGCCAAAAGTTGACACCTTTAAGAGTAAATTTTACTACTAAAAACGCAGCATTAACAAATGCCGAAGTAAATTTAACAACTGACGAGATAGGTTTTCAAGGTACAGGATATAGAAACGTAAGACTTCAAATAACAACTGCAAGCACTCAACCTTATGATATTTTAATTTATAAAAATGGTGCGTTACATGGAACGTATGCAGGTGTAATCGGTAATAGTAATGACATATTTATTAATGAATTTATAACTACTCAAAGCATAAACGACAAATTTACTTTAGCTATTCAAGGTCAAGCGGGTATGTCGTTTACAAGTTTGCTAACTTATACACGTGGCTTCGGAAGTAGTGCAGTAAGTTATACTGCAAGTGGTACAAGTCAAACTATTGGAGCAACTATTGATATTGGCGGTTATGCTCCTGACTTAAAATTGATTGATTTAATTACGGGACTAATTAAAATGTTTAATTTAGTTATAATTCCGCAAGATGAAACAACCTACGAGTTGATTCCTTTAGAGTTATATTATAATGATGGGCGTTATAATGATATTTCAGCAAATGTAATAACTGATGAAATTGATTTAAAGAAAACTTCGATGTATAAAAATATAAATTTCAAGTATCAAACTTCGGAAAATATATTAAATACAAAGTTCAACGATTTATTTTTATCAACTCGTAATTTTGCTTATGGTGATTTAGCATACGAGCAAATTGATAGTTTAGAAAGTGGCACTTTTGCGGTTGAATTACCTTTTGAAAATGCAATGTATGAACGTAAATCAAATAGTAACTTTCAGACAATTACTTTTAAAAAATCTGATTTATCTAATTACTTGCCGAAACCTTTATTAATGTATGATAATGGAACGCAGACAGTAACTCCTAATATTAGAATTGATTTAACAACAGGAGGACATCAGCATATAACTCAATACAGAAGATTCTCAAATGATTATAGTAACGGAACTATTTTAACTTTAAATTGGGGTGAAGAAATATCAACGTGGTTTTTATCAAACGTATCAAATGGATTATATAAAAGACACTATGAAAACTATTTAGGTAATATCTTCAACATTAAAAGTAGATTAGTTATCGTGAAATGCTATTTTAATCCTGTTCAGTTGATTGATATTAAGTTAAACGATAGAATTATTATTCGTGATAAAAAATACACTATAAACAAGCTAACAACTGATTTAACAAGTGGTGAAACTACGTTAGAATTGTTAACTGATTATCGTAGTGGAGAAGTTCCGATTGGAAATAGATTTTCTTTTGAACCATTTTATGAAGTAGATAATAGAGAGCAGACTATTGAAGTATTGTTATTGCGTAATGTAAGTCCGTTAATATCTTTACAATCTTCTTTATATGGTTGGATTGATTATATTAACACTGACTATTATAACGACACAACTATTAGAGTAGATATATCACAAAATACAACGGGTTCACAACGTATAGGATATATAACAGGAAAATGGGATAACGAATTAGGAGTAACTATAAATATTGAAATACCAATTATACAAAATGCTTAAACTAATTATTGAAATGCTTGAGTTCCAAAAGTTGGGAACAAGCGAAGCGGTCGACATCGCAAAAGGAAAATATAAAATACCAAGTAACCTACAAGAATTTAAAAACCAAGTCAAATGGCAATTACAAAAACGATAGAAATTGATGTTAACACGCTCCAAGCGGTTGGCGGTTTAGATAATTTAGATAAGGCACTAAAGAAAGTAGATAATTCAGTTAAAACTGTAGATGCATCTTTTGAGGAAGTTTACGGAGATTTAAAACCTTTGACTGCTCGAATGGGTGAAGCAGAAGATAGGCTTTACGAATTAGCATTAGCAGGTCAGTCAGCAAGTCAGGAGTATAAAGATTTACTTGCGTCTGTTGGTAATTATAGACGTGTGCAAATGCAAACCGATATGGTTGTTGATGCAGCAGCTACTACATTTGACACAAAATTAGGCGGTGCATTACAAGGTCTTACTTCTACTTTTGCAGGTGTTCAAGGTGCAATGGCTTTAACGGGTGGTGAAAGTCAAAAACTTGAAGAAGCATTAATACAAGTTAACGGAGCAATGGCACTTGCTGAAGGTGTGCGTGGTATTCGTGAGGGTATGGTAGCTTTTAGAGCATTAGGTGTTTCAGCTAAAGTAGCACTTGCAGGAATTAGAACGGGTATAGCTGCTACGGGTATAGGTCTTTTAGTTTTAGCTTTAGGAGCAGTTGTAGCTTATTGGGATGACATTAAAGGTGCGGTAAGTGGGGTAAGTAGTGAACAAGAAAAACTTAACGAATTAGCTGCTAAAAATTTAACATCTGAACAAGGCAAACTTGATGCAATAGGTGGGCAAGAAAATATTTTAAAGTTACAAGGTAAATCTGAAAAGGATATTTTAAAATTAAAGATTGCACAAACAGACCAAGTAATAAAAGCAACTGAAACGCAAATTGCTCAAAACGAAATAACCGCAAAAGCACAAATAGCAGCGTCGCAAAGAAACAAAGATATTCTAACGGGTATTATTAGATTTATTCAGACTCCTTTAACATTATTATTAGAGGGAGTTGATGCAGTAGGTAAGGCATTAGGGCAAGATTTTGGTTTAGCACAAGGTTTTACTGATTTAATTGATAAGGGTACAAGTTTAATTTTTGACCCCGAA